TGACTGCTGCGCGAACCTGAACGAGCTTTCCCTGACCTTCTACGGACAGGAGTTCGACTGCTGGCGTGTTGGCGGATATTATGCCGTCTGCAACGCTTCCCTGGAAGATAGCGACATCGACCTCGCTTCCGAGATCATGGTCGCCCTTGCTCAGGGCATCGGCCTTGCTCTTGACAAGGCTATCCTTTACGGAACCGGTACCCGTATGCCTCTCGGCATCGTGACCAGACTGGCACAGACCAGCCAGCCCGGAGACTATCCGACTATCGCTCGTCCGTGGGCTGACCTGCACACCTCCAACATCAAGAGCATCAGCTCCAGCGTAACCGGACAGGACCTGTTCGTCGCTATCGCTGCCGCTATGGCTAACGCCGCAAGCGCATACTCAAGGGGCGAGAAGGTCTTCGCTATGAACGAGAAGACCTACGCTGCTATCGTCGGCAACTCCGTCGTTGCTACCGCTGACGGCAGGATCGTCGGTGCGGTCAACGGCACAATGCCTGTGACCGGCGGCATCATCGAAGTCCTGAACTTCATCCCGGATAACGTCGTGATCGGCGGCTACTATGACTGCTATACCCTCGCAGAGAGGGCCGGCAACAAGTTCGCCACCTCCGAGCACGTCAGGTTCCTCCAGGATCAGACCGTATTCCGTGGCACCGCTCGTTATGACGGCGGTCCGTCCATCGCTGAAGCCTTCGTCGCTTTCGGTATCAACAGCACGACCCCGAACGCTTCGATGAGCTTCGCGTCCGACGACGCCAACGCTTCTTCCTGATAGGAGAAGTTAGAAACCAGTAGATAAGACAAAGAAGACCGCAGATGCGGCGAAGGAGATTTAATGGAACTTTTGACGGCACTCAAGATCGACCTCGGTCTTGTAACGAACGCATACGACTCGAGGCTAAATGAATACATAGACGCAGCGAAGACGGAGATCAAAAGGCAAGGCGCAACTCTTGACCTGACTGATACCGACGATGCAATGCTCGTCGTCCAGTATGCCTCCTGGATGTGGCGGAGAAGAGACACGGGAGAAGGTATGCCGCGCATGGTCCGTTATGCGCTCAATAACCGCATCTTTGCGGAGAAGGCGAGGGTCTAAATGGATGACGTCGCAATTCTTCTCATTCCTGTGATCCGTGTTGACGAAGTCGGAAACGAGGTCAAGGGCTATCAGGAAAAACAGATCTTCTGCAAGGTCCGGAGCACTACGAAGCGCGAGTTCTATCAGGCGGCGCAGGCGGGGCTCCGGCCTTCTCTTGTCCTGACGATGCAGGGCGCGGACTATGACGGCGAAGAGGCTATCGTCTGGCGCGGCAAGACCTACGGGATCATCCGTTCGTACTGGAAGCAAGCCGACGAGATCGAGCTCACGCTCGAAGAGAGGACGGTCTACAATGGAGGACCTATTAGTTCAAGTTGAGGAAGTCCTTGACGAGTACAACGAAGAACTTGACGAGGCCGTAAACATCACAATGAACGCCGTCGCAAAAGAGGCAGCGCAGAAGTTAAGATCGACGAGCCCGAAAAAGACGGGCAAATATGCAAACGGGTGGGTCGTCAACAGCAATATTCGCTCGAAGACCTATACAGTCTACAATAAGGCGAAACCGAGCCTGACTCACTTACTGGAAGACGGTCATCTTATAAGAAACCAGTTCGGAACGTGGGGAAGAGTCGAAGGCGTAAAGCATATCAAGCCGGTCGAAGAGTGGGCGAATACCGAAGTCTTGCAACGCATCAATCAGAGGTTAAACAATGGCTAACACAACAAGAGAAGAACTTCTCGTCAACGCGCTTGAGACGACCGGCCTCGAAGTGCGTTATTCTCATTTTACCAACCCGGCAGAACCGCCGTTTTTGGTATATATGGGAAGCGGACAGGCGCAGGATCACGCGCAGGACACGATCTACTGGAAACAGAATCAATTCCGTATCGAATACTACTACACAACAAAAGACCCCGACTTGGAGGAAACCATCGAGAGCGCGCTTCTTAATAACGGCTTCCGTTACACGAAGAGCGAAGATACCTGGATAGAGTCCGAGGGCGTCTTTTTGATTTATTACTACGTTTAAGAGGAGAAACACATGGCGAAAAAAGTATTTTTCGGCTTCTCGGACCTTTACGTCGGAACTTATACCGTCGACAGCGGCGGAAATGTCAGCCTCGGATCTCCGTATCATCAGAAGGGCGCGGTCAGCCTCACGATGGACAGCGACAGCGACCAGTTCAACGAATATGCTGACAATATCGTTTACTGGTCGACCGAGACGAACTCCGGACGCGCTTCCGGAACGCTCGAAGTCGAGCTCTTTGACGACAGCTTCAAGACAATGTTCCTGAACTACGTCCAGCTCGACGACGGCGGTCTCGCAAGGATCAAAGGCATGGCAAAACCGAACATCTACATGATGTTTGAATATCAGACCGACGACCCGGACGCTCCTTGCAGGATCATCATCTACAACGGCGTCTTTGGTGCGATCAAGGCCGACCACAGCACGATTGAAGAAACTCCGCAGCCCCAGCACGAGACCATCCCTGTCACGTTCTACGGCGACAATGGCACCGGCATAACGGACGTGGAGTATGTAGAGGGCGACAGCGGCTTCGCGACATTGTTCTCGAACCCGCCTGTTCCGATGCTTCCGAGCGCGAGCTCGTAAACATTTTCAAAGACAGGGGACGCCTCCGGGCGTCCCTTTTCTTTAGCATTAAGGGAGGAAAGGGAATGATAAAGACTATAACGATCGACGAAGGACAGGAGATCACCCTGTCCAATAACATCGGGTGGCTCCTCGTTTACAAGGACCAGTTCGGGCAGGACGTAGTTCCGAGCCTTATTCCGATACTGAACGCGGGGATCGACCTCGGATATAGCCTATACACAACGACAGGCGGAAAGATAGACAAAGACTCAATAGCGAATCTCGACATGGACGCTGTCCAGGAAGCCCTTTACAAGCTCGCAGGCTTCGAGATGGTCGACTTCCTGAATATCGTATGGGCGATGGCGAAGAACGCGGACGACGGCATCCCGGAGCCGAAAAAGTGGCTCAACCAGTTTGACGTATTCCCGATGGATGAGCTCGTCCCGGCGGTGGGGGAACTTCTCTACAAGGGCATGATCTCGTCAAAAAACTCGACAAGGCTTCAGGACCTCGCGAAGATCCTGAAGCCGGAAGCATAGACCTCGACAAGATACTGATCGCGGGCAATCGCCGCGGGCTCGACTTTCAGGCCATGCGGCAGATGCAGCTCGGACAGATAATCGACTATTGCGTCGAATACGACAACCAGCAGAACAAGGCAGAGAAAGAACAGAAGAACGGCGGCAAGCCGGAGATCGTGAAAGCCAAAAAGGGCGACTTCTCGCGCCTTTTCGGATGAGGTAACAGATGGCAAGCGGAAACATTAAAGGAATAACGATAGAGTTCAGGGGTGATACTACCCAACTCGACAAGGCTCTTCGGCAGGTCAAAAAAGAAACCAAAGACATTGACAGCGAGCTGAAAAAGGTCAATCAGAATCTGAAGTTTGACCCTAAGAATGTCGAGCTCCTCCGTCAGAAGGCCGGGCTCTTAAAGCAGAAGATCGACGTCACAAAAGACAGCCTCGATGCGATGAAAAAAGCGCAAGCCGAGATGGACGCGAAGGGCGTTGATAAAGCGTCAAGGGAGTATCAGGAACTTCGCCGTCAGATCATCGAAGCCGAGAGCAAAGTCAAAACATTCAATCAGCAGCTTAAAGAGACACAAGCAAAAGCCTCCGGGCTTGGTCAGCTCGGCTCGAAGTTCTCTGAAATAGGCGGAAAGATAAGCGCGGCGGGCAAAGCCCTCCAGCCGTTTTCTATGGCGGCTACTGCGGCCCTTGGTGCTCTCGGTGCTATCGGCGTAAAAGCCGCCACGACGGCGGACGACATCAACACCCTGTCGAAACAGACAGGCATATCGACGAAAGACCTCCAGCTATACGCGGCGGCGGCTGACCTTGTCGACGTATCGGTCGAGACGATGGCGAAGAGCCACCAGACGCTGAAGAAGAATATGCTCTCCGCGTCCGAAGGCGGGAAGAACTACTTCGAAGAGCTGGGCGTCGCGATCACAGACGCGAACGGCAACCTCCGCGACTCGAACGACGTCTTCAACGAGACCATCAAGGCCCTCGGCGAGATGGAAAACGAGACCGAACGCGACGCGGTCGCTATGAAGATTTTCGGGAAAAGCGCGACAGAGCTGAACTCGCTGATAAAAGACGGCGGAGCGACATACGAGAAAGTCGCGCAAATGCTGGAAGAGAATGGCCTGTCACCGCTGTCCGACGAGGAGCTTCAGGCGGCGCAGGAGTTTAAGGACAGCCTTGATTCGATCAAACTCATCTTCAACCAGCTCGTGACCATCATCGGCGGCAAGGTGGCAACGGCCCTCCAGCCGCTTATGGAAAAGGTCGTCGAGTTCGCGGGCAAGGTGGCGAACTGGGTATCGAACCTGGACGGCGAAGTGCTGACGAAGATCATCGCGGTCACGGCAGCCATCGCGGCTCTCGCGCCTGTACTGATGGCGGTCGGTGCGGCGGTCTCTGCGGTCGGGGCAGCCATGAGTTTCCTCGCGGCTAATCCGATAACGCTGATAATTGCGGCAATAGCGGCAGTCATCGCGGTCATCGTCCTGCTCGTTAAGCACTGGGACGAGGTCAAGGCGAAGGCGACAGAGGTATGGGAGCATATCAAGAACGTGTTCGGTCAGGTCGCGGACTTCTTCGCGGGGCTTTGGGACACGATAAAAGGTACGTTCGTTAAGTTTGCGACGGCTATCGGTGACGCTATCTCCGGAGCGGTGAAGAGCGCGATAAACGGCGTCATCACATATATCGAGAACACGATCAACAAGGCCATCAGGCTCATCAATAGCGCGATAGGCATAATCAACAAGCTCCCCGGCGTAAGTATCGGAACTATCGGGGAACTCTCCCTTCCGAGGCTGGCACGGGGCGGCGTACTGTATGGAGCGCAGACGGTCATCGCAGGCGAAGCAGGGCCCGAAGCAATAATTCCGCTCGACAAGCTGTTCGCACAGATGGACAGAATGGCTGACAGGATCGCGGGAAGCGGAGGAGAAAGCCCTGTGACTATTAACGTCTACGCGGCGGCGGGGACTGACCTGAACGAATTGGCGAGACAGATTGAGGCGCGGATAGTTGCTTCGCAGAACAGGAGGAGGCTCGCATGGCAATAACACCGACAGGCGCGATATTCAAGACGCTGACCTTTGACGGCGTACAGTCGGACACATACGGCGTATACATCTCCGGAGAAGCGGTATTCAACGCGCCGACCCGTGACGTCAACATGATAACGATACCCGGCAGGAACGGCCTATTTGCGCAGGACAACGGTCGATTTGAGAATATAACTGTTACATACCCTGCGGGGCTTTTCGGGGCAACAGAGGCCGATTTCCGGGCAGGAATCGAGTCTCTACGCAATCAGTTTTGTTCGCGTAAGGGCTACAAGAGACTGACGGACGATTACAACCCGAACGAGTTCAGAATGGCGGTCTATAAGAGCGGACTCGAAGTCACTCCCGAGACGCTCCGGGCCGGGACGTTCGACCTGACGTTCGAGTGCAAACCGCAGAGATTTTTGACATCAGGGGAAACGCCGACAGCGATCGCGAGTGGCGGAACGCTCTCGAATCCGACGCTGTTTGACGCGAAGCCGCTTATCGAGGCGAAGGGCTACGGCGATATGGACCTCGGCGGTCAGTCGCTTTCTGTGGCAAACGTGCCGCTCGGAGACGTGATTCTCTGGGAAGACTACGACGGAAAGAGCGGGCCTGGAGGGTCTCTGTCATACGCTAGGTCGTTTGACGGTGCGCTTGTGGCTTTAGGAGATACGCTCACGCTTTCAGGTGCAGAGTTCGTATACAATCTTCTATCAACGGCCACAGCCATGTCGACGTCAAGCGACTCGGGCTTCGATAATGTTGTAACGGATATAGCCACCTTCCAATGGCGTCTCGGCTTCGGAGAGACCTCACTCACAAAAGGGACGTCATATACAAGGACGGAGACCATCACGCTGAATTACACGGTAAACGGTACAGCGATGACGAGGAACTCCTCATGCACACTCGCATATGACGGCAATCAGACGGTGACGCTCACAATGTCGGGAGGCTCAACTCTTCCGCCTGTAATCGCGATGACCGCTATCGTCGGTCGTTTGAGCGCGTTCTCGACTGTTAACGCGGCCGGGACTCTGTATATCGACTGCGAAGAGGGCCTTGCATGGTGGGACGAGAGCGGAACGATAGTAGACGCGAATTACGCGATAGAGTGGGGCAACTCCATGAACGCCGCGACTTTACCCGAACTTGCTCCGGGGGATAACGTAATTACATACGACAATACCTTCACGTCGTTCAAGATCGCGCCGAGGTGGTGGATAGTATGATACCCATTCTATATGAAAAAGGGACGACGCAGTTCACCGGGAACGGTCTCGGAAGGCTTCCCGACCTTATCTCCTGCATTGTGACGGAAGAAAGAAATGGTATTTACGAGTGCGACTTCTCTATTGCTACGACCGGGACGAACTTCGACAAGATCACGCTCGGAAGGATCATCGCGGTGACGCATGACGATAGCGGCGAGATCCAGCCGTTCGATATAGTCTCATACTCGAAGCCGATCGACGGCGTCGTGGCTTTTCACGCTGTCCATATCTCATACAGGCTCACGAAGATGGTCTGCATAGCGGACAATGTGACGAGCCTCGGAGACGCGCTGACCGAATTGAATACTGCCGCAGGTGGGGCTTTCTTTTTCAGCGGCACTCTGACAGGGTCAGGGTACGCGGCGGCTTTCGACGGCACTCCGAAGACCATCAGGACGCTCATCGGCGGAGAAGAGGGCTCAATCCTGGACACCTACGGCGGCGAGGTCGAGTGGTATTTTACTGACGTCAACTTCCTCGCCTCACGCGGCAAGGCGTCAGGGCTCACGATTCGGTACGGGGTGAATATGACCGACTACACGGACGAGACGGACTATTCCAGCTCGTTCACGTCCTGCGTCCCATATTGGAACGGCTCGGACGGTCTTGTCGTGGGCTCGCGAGTCGACAGCGGTCTTCCTTCTTATTCAGGGAGAACAGGAGCTGATGACTGCGTTCCGCTTGACCTGACGGACAAGTTCGAGACTCAGCCCTCGGCGGTCGACCTTGAGAACGAAGCCCTCGCGTATATGAAAGCAAAGAGGACAAACGTCCCGGCGCAGAATATAACGGTGGACTTCGTCAGGCTTCAAGACATAGGATATGAAGACCTCGGTGCGCTCCTGAAGTGCAACCTTTGTGACACGGTCGACGTCGTCTTCCCCGCGTATAATATGACAGGACGATACAAGATCGTGAAGACGATTTATAACGTCCTCCTCGACAGATACGAAGAGATGGAGCTCGGTGCTCTGAAGACCACGCTCGCCGAAGCCCTCGGAGTAGGGCAGGGGACGACCACAACGGTCTCCGGAGGCGGAGGCGGAGAACCGCAGACCGCGACGAGAACCGCGATCAACTTCCACACAACAAACGACACATACACGCCGACAGAGAGTGGCGTCCTTGTTATCTGCGGACGAGCGGCAGCAAACGGTGCGTTTTTGTCAGTCTATGACGACACCATATCGGAATACGCCGCGTTGACACATATCGCGACGAGCAATCAATACGCAACGCTGACGACCTTCCTCCTGTCCGGACACACATACAAGATATTAAATGCGACGAACTGGACAAGCGTCAACGAGGCGTTCTATGGCTTCGGCGGTCTTGTTGACGGCGACAGCCTGAACTGGTAGGAGGCGATGATATGAGTCTCGCAAGCGTAACACAGCAATACCTGACCGACATCGCGAACGCCATCAGGGCGAAGCTCGGAGTCGCCACGACATACAAGCCCTCGCAGATGGCGGCGGCGATAGCCTCCATACCGTCGGGGACTCCGACACTTCAGACAAAGACAAAAACATACACGCCGACCGAGTCACAGATCACGGACACGGTCTCTCCTGACGCAGGATATGACGGACTTGACGAAGTTGACGTCACGGTCAACGCTATACCGTCCAACTATGTCGGAAGCGGAATCGCACAGCGCACCTCGTCAGACCTGACTGATTCAGGTGCGACGGTGACAGCCCCGGCAGGCTACTATGCCTCAAACGCTTCGAAGGCGGTCGCTTCAGGAAGCGCGGCGACTCCTGCGACGACGATCACGGCGACGCCAACGATTACGGTCAGCAGTTCGGGACTCATCACGGCTTCGAACAGCAAGACGCAAAACGTGACTCCGACGGTCTCGCCTGGTTATGTATCGAGCGGAACAGCCGGGACGATAACGGTGGATGGTAGCAATACGAGCCAGCTCACGACGCAGGCCGCACAGACGCTTTATCCGTCCACCTCTGACCAGTCTGTCAGCTCCGGGAAATACCTGACAGGGGCGCAAACGTTCAAAGCGGTCAAGGTCACAAACCTCCTCGCGTCTATCATCAAGCAGGGCGAAGTCGTCCAGATAGGCGACGCAGACGACGCCGACAGGATCATGTCCGTCACCGGCACTTACGCAGGGGGAGGCGGAAGCGGCCCGACGCTCCTGACCACAAAAGACCTCGGGACAATCTCCACGTCATCGACCTCGGCGACAGATACCGGGCAGACCGTCTCCGTCTCCGGCCTTGCGAGTTACGACCTTCTTGTCGTTCTGACTTCGGTCAAGACGAAGACGAATAACAGGCACATCGGAACGGCGCAGACGATATGGCTGACAGCCTCATCGAGCCACCCGACGAAGAACGGCGCGACGATCGCGACGGCGACGTGGAACGCGAAGCTCTCGTCGAACGGCACAGGAACGACACGATCAAGTACGACGAAGTATGGCATATATGTTAACTCGGCGACCATCGGGAGCGGAATAAACCCGACGTTGACGCTTGCCATGTACCAGCGATACAACAACACGCAGACGGGCACGATCAATGGAAACTATGAATGCCGGGTCTATGGTGTACACCTTTACGATCTAATAGGAGCTTAACCAATGGAAAAAAGAGACTGGAAGCGGTGGTTTTGCGCCGCAGGAATAAGAGCCTTGAAGACGGTCGCACAGACCGCTCTTGGCTTCATAACGGTCGGCATGGCTATGAACGAGGTCGACTGGAAGAACGTCGCGTCGGTGGCAGTGGTCGCAGGGATATACTCGCTTATCACTTCCCTCGCAGGACTCCCTGAACTGGAAGAAGGAGATCTCGATGAGTGATACATTGATTGCCATTATCATCGCAGCGGGGATCCCGTCTGCGGTCATCGGCTTCCTTATCACACGCCTGAACAAGAAACTCGACAAGCGCGAGACGGACAAGGACGCGAAGGAAAAAGCGCACCTTGAGAACGAGATCCAGCTGATCGGGCTAACGCTCGCGACGCTCTCTCTCGCAGAGGCCACGGCGGAGGCCGTCCAGAGGATCCCGGACGCGAACTGCAACGGCGATATGCACTCGGCTCTCGCATACGCGAAGGAGACGAAGCAGAAGTACCGGGAGTTCGAGCATAAGCAGACCGCAAAATCCATCAACTGAAGGGGAGGGGACTATGGCATACGAATCAGTTCTTGAATGCGCTGTATCGCAGATCGGGCAGAAGAATGATCCTGACGGATCAAACAAATACAACGAGTGGTACTGGGGCTATCGTGCCAAATCCGCCTGGTGTGCGGTCTTCATTACCTGGTGCTTCAAGCAGGTGGGAATCTTGGACAGGCTTGACGGTCTGACCAACAAGGCTGGATGTGAACCGTGGAGACGGTGGGCGGTCAGCAAAGGCTTGTATGGCACCAGCCCGAGGGTCGGCGCGATAGTCCTGTACGACTGGAACCCGAAGAGCGGCGACGGTGCGGATCACATCGGCGTGGTCGAGAAGATCACGAGCTCAGGTATCGTCGCGATCGAGGGGAACACGAACGCTGCAGGAAGCGGCAACGGCGGTCAGGTCATGAGGAAGACGCGCTACACGTCCGACATTATGGGCTATGTCTACGTTGACACGACCGCACCTGCGAACCGTGTAATGGTGTACGGTGAGGGGATAGCGAAGTCACAGACTCCCGTCTATTCCGCACCGAACGCGAGCTCGAAGACCAGGATCACGCTCCGCGAAGGTCAGAAGGTCTACTGCTACGGAACGCACTCAACTGCCGGCGTCGAATACTGGCACATAGATCCCTGGAATAATGAATGGGTACCGAAGACCGTGCTTCGGAACAAGAAGACGTACCAGAAGACAGTCGTCTTCACGTTCGGATATGGCACGGTGAACTCGAAAACAGGAGTTCGGATTCATTCCGCTCCGGGAATGAAATACACAACAGAGGAAGTAATAGCCGAAGGCGTGATCCTGTACTGCTACGGATCACACAACGCTGAAGGGTACGAATGGTGGGCGGTCAATGCTTCACGGACAAAGTGGTGCAGGAAGACCTCGCTCCGGAACCGAGTCAGCGAAAAGAGATGGCATGAGATAAATTAGCGTACCGACTATCGGCGGGGCTTTTTCGACACCTTTCACCCGCCAGCAGCTTTCCTTTACATGGGCGGAGGGGTTTTTCTGTTCCATTTTACCCTCCGCCTCCGACCCCTTCGGGGGAGCCCAACCTCCTTCCTTGCTCTTGGGACGCCTCCGGGCGTCCCTTTTTTTGTATTAAAAAACCGCCAGCCAAACGTGCAAGGCCAGCGGTCTTCCTGTACCTGACGGTACATAAGAGATGATAACAATACTATACCAGCAGAATAACAATAGCGCAACTCACAGTTTGATATCGACTATGGTCAGCACATGATTGGCTACCTGTGACGGATCCGCGGGCTCGACAGTGATCCTGACGAATGCCTGGATGTCCTCCTTGTCAGTAATAAGCATATAATCGGGATTATCATTCCAGTCCGCCTTATTATATAGCTTTTTATACTCTCCGCCTTTGACCCGGATGGAGCAGGAGACCAGGGTGCCAAGAGCTCCGGAAAGCACATTCCGGCACTTCTTGTTGTCTATACCGCGGATATATCCGACGCACATATCGCGGACCATGACCTTCAGAGCATCCGGGCTCTTCGGATTATCGGGCTCTGGAACGATGCCGGCAGGATACTCGGGGAACTCGTAGCGGTAAATGACGTCAGTCAGATTATATTCAAGAAGCTCATATTTAGTCAGATCATAATCGCTGTTAGGGATCGCCAAAGTCATTATCTGATTTAGATAATAATACTCGCCGGCGATGTCGAACTCGTAAATATTGTACCTGGAAGGGGAGGAAACAGCTGCGGCGCGTTTAGATCTGCTGGGGACCCTTAAAGCCTTGATGCCCCAAACAAGACCGGCAATAGCGATGATTAGAAGTAAAAAAATCAAGAATAACATGGCCAACCTCCTTAAAATAATCGTAATAAGTATAAATCAGGTGTTGACAATCTTCAAGGAGGGTCTTTATAATGATTTTAGGACGGTATTTGAATACAGAAGGGCACATCGGGTGCCCTACATTTTGACCGAGATAACTATTCCTTAAATCATAACCCGAAGAATGCCCTAAAATCTTCCATTTAGAAGAGGGCAGGGGATAAAGGAATGGAACTCGAACAAATGTTCGTGTATGATACCGTCCAGGAAGGACGGTTTTTTTATGAAGCATCGCGAGAAGAGACGGATGGTCGGCATTCAGGCGTCGACCGCAGAAGGCTTTGCCGAAGCCTTTAACAACACAATTCAAAACCTCGGCACCGACCACTACGAGATCGTCTGGAATCTCGGACAGGGGCACTGCTGCTACCTGATCGTCAATGTATCGGAGTCCGTTCCGGAGAACCTGAAGGACGAGTACGAGCTGAGAGGGGACATCCATTACTGTCACGAATGCCCGTACCTGGAACCGCAGAGGGATATGCGGCAGAAGTATACGACGTGTATCTGCGGCAGGACGACGCCGACGTCGGAGGCTTGTCTCAAGTTTTATCAGGAAATGGAGCGCGGGACGCTGATCCCGAGATAAGGAGGACGACATGAAAGCAGGGCTCATCGTATTAAAGTTTTTAACAGTCATATTTGCATTCTTCGCTTTTGCGGTCGGAAACGCGCAAGAGGGGGGATATATCAACTTTGTAACTTTCTTCGCTCTGGAAGCCCTTTTCTGGGCACTGACGGGTATATGCGGCTATACGGTATGGAGGCACGAACATGAAGAAGAGTGAAATGGATTATTTGAAGAACACCGTCAGGGCGTGGCTCTCCGTTGATACGCCGAGGACACAGAAGGAACTCGAAGATCTGACAGGGATAGACAGGCGCGACGTGAGACGGCTGATCCGCGAACTCAGGATCGACGGCGTGAAAATCTGCTCCGGGAATGCGGGCTACTGGATTTGGAACGGACAGGACGAATCCTGGCACAGGACGAAGATGACGATCATCGCAAAAGGAGCGAGCACATACAAGCTCATCCACGCGATCCTGCGAGCGGAGAAAATCGAGGGGCAGTTAACCTTCTTTGAGGAGGTGAGCGCGTGATGTGGATATGTCCGAGCTGTTACTGTTCAGACGAGCCCTTATGGAATTGGGTCAAGATTCAGGGCGAGGAAGGTCTCCGAGTCCCGACCTGTCCTGAGTGCGGCTATGAGATGGAACCGGCTGAGCCGTGCCCGTTATGCGGCGAGCCGATGAGGGAAGGGAAGGCCGTCTGCTTCGACTGCTGGCGGACGCTGACGAAGGGGCTCGTAATGATCGCGGACTCGACCTGCGTCAAAGGCACTCCAGAGCTGACGAAGTGGGAGACGATCCGGGAGATCGCGGACACGATGGTCGAACGGTACGAAGATATTGAAAGGCGGAAAAGATGAAGAAACTACCAACGGTCAACATAAAAGGCAAAGAGTATGTGATGGTAAAGGATCGCGTCACGGCCTTCAGGGAGGACTTCCCGAAGGGCGGGATCTCGACGGAGATCCTCGACCTGACGGACGGACGGTGCGTGATAAGGGCGACCGTAACAGACGAGAACGGTCAGCTCCTCGGCACCGGGATCGCATACGAGTGGGAAGGCTCGACGAACATCAACAAGACGAGCTACATCGAAAACTGTGAGACCAGCGCGGTCGGCAGGGCCCTCGGCTTCTGCGGCTACGGCATAGACGACTCGCTCGGATCTGCGAACGAGGTGGCGAACGCGATCCTCCAGCAGGAAGCCATGAAGGATCTCGCGACCGACGCAGAGAAGGCGACCCTCAAAGCGATCTGCGGTAAGGCGGGCATGAAAGCCTCGGACGTTCTGAGGGAAGTCGGATGGAAAGGCGGCATGATGACGAAGGCTCAGCACGGTGCAGCTCTCGCATGGCTTAAAGAGAAGGGATTGATATGACGGAAGGGTGGATAAAGCTACACAGGAAGATATGGGACAATCCTATCGTGACGAAAGACCCCGACCACCTCGCCGTCTGGATATGGCTTCTCACGAACGCAACACACTCACCGCGGGACGTCGTGTTCGGCGGTAAGCGTATCGCGCTCACGCCGGGGGAGGTCGTCTGCGGGCGGAAGGTGATCGCGCAAAAAACAAAAGTTTGTGAAGGAAAGGTGTACAGAATCTTGCAGACCTTCAAATCCGAACATCAAATTGAACAACGAACCGACCGCCAAAAGTCAGTAATTACAATAGTTCGGTGGGACGAGTACCAAAAAAGTGAACAGCAAAATGAACAACGAGTGAACAACGACCGAACAACGACTGAACAACGAGTGAACACTATACAAGAAAGAAAGAATGATATAAGGGAAGAATATCTTTCTTTAAGAGACGAAGCACGAGATCGCGTCTGCAACGATGAAGCCAGAGCACGGCTCGACGCGATCCGGGAGACCATCAGAAAAAACAGGAGGACACAATGAACAAGGTATTGCTGATAGGAAGACTCACACGCGATCCTGAGCTCCGTTATACCAGCGGAGACCAGAAGGCGGTCTGCAAGTTCACGCTCGCGGTGAACAGAATCGGTAAAGACGCAGGTGCGGACTTTATCCGCGTGCAGGTATGGGACAGATCTGCGGAGAACTGCGAGAAGTATCTCGAAAAGGGCTCGATGGTCGGCATAGAAGGCAGGATCACGACGAGCCAGTACGAGAAGGACGGGAAGAAGCTGACGCTGACGGAAGTCAGAGCTGACCGTGTAGAGTTTTTGACGCTTGCGAAGCCTGAAGAGAGACCCGAGATCTTCCAGGCAATACAGGAGGAGCTGTCGTTCTGATGAAACCACAGTCACCGTGCAAAGATTGCAAGGAGAGGGAAGTGGGATGTCACGCCGCCTGCAAAAGATATGCGAGTTATAGCAAGGAGCTCGAAGAATGGAAGCAGACGGTCAAGGCGGAGAAGTACGAAGGACGCGAGGCGGACGACTATCGCTTCGCGCTATACGAGAAAATCGGCAAGATGTTAGGAGGTAAAAAATGATGATCGTAAAAGCAAAGGACGAGAGGCTTCAGGGCTTCTCGGTATATGACAACTCGACAGGGCGTCCGTCCGGAGACATCTACGCGATGACGGAGTACGGCAAGCTGATGAGGAAGAACGGCGACAAGTGGGAAGACGTTCCACAGCGCGGCGAGTATGTCGTTCAGTACGGCGGCGGATATTTGGAGGTGTGGTGATGTTAGATATTAAACCTTGCCCATTTTGTGGGAAACCAGTAAGTATATATTACTCTTCTGAGACTAAAGGATATTATGCGGTACATAAAGACGAACAAAACTCGAGTTGTTTGCTGTTGATGCCGATAGGAATCGACCATAATCGAATATTTTTCAGTATTGCTGACGCTTGCGCCGCGTGGAATAGGAGAGAAAATTATGAGGCTGATTGACGCAGACGAAGCCTTAAAGGCGCTTGGGGAAGCGCCGCTTGTATGGAACGAATATACGGACGAATACGAACTGGGACAGCAGAAACAATGGGAGCAAGACGTTGAGGCGATAAAAGCGCTGCCGACAATAGAAGCCGAGCCAGTACGCCACGGATGGTGGGCATACCCTTTTAAAAAAAACGATTTTGTATGGTGTGAGTGTTCGGTTTGCGGTGCGGTTTTTGAGATTTGTGGTGGTCGTCCTATTGATTATAACTATTGCCCCGAGTGCGGAGCGAAAATGGACGGAGGGGAAGAATGATGGAACAAGTAAATTGTAGCAACTGTATGGTGTGCGACTTCAAAGAAGACCTTTGCACTTCAGAAATTTGCGACCGATTCCGAAAACGAGGGGATAGCGATGATTTTGAAAGCCTGTTGTTAAAGCGTATCAATCACGGCAGGTGGGAGTATATCGGCGGTTATGGGTATCAGTATCGCTGTTCAAAGTGTTTTATGTGTGCGGGTTATAAAACCAACTACTGCCCGAACTGCGGCGCACTCATGGACGGTGGGGAAGAATGAGAAAGATATGCCGATTCTGCAAGTATTACAGACCCGACGCCAGGTATCAGGGCGTGATCGGGGTGTGCGACGCAAACGCGGAGCGGCTCTGTTCCGTGAAAGACGAATGCGAGAAGTTTGAGGAAGGCCCGCAGGTATGGCTTCAGGGCGGAGAGGTAAAAGATGGCAAACAGGAGGGAGACAAGGAGCTTTGTCGAGCGGATGGTGAATGATCCGGAGCTCGGCTGTCGGATAGGGAACGCGGTCTACAAGGTCAAGGGGCACACAGGACGCTACCTGATAATCCACAAGACCACAACGCAGGGTAAGACGGCGAAGGTCGAGATCGACACGCAGTACATCACGGCCTTCGTCGACCTGATCTACAACGCAGGAAGAGAAGCAAAGGCGGTGAAGGTATGAGCAAAGACTGGGAGGATATTCCGTGGACGCCTCCGATGATCCGGAAGATATATCCGTGGATAACCGACGGCGACGCTCTCTGCGATAACTGCGTATGCTTCGAAGAATGCGGACGAGCTGGCTGGCTCTGCGGCAACTGGCAACGCGCAGGAGATTATCAACTGAAATGGGAGATGACAGTATGATGTATCACATCACGATTTACGGCAAGCCGCAGCCGAAGGAACGCCCGAAGGTCTACAAAGGACACGGCATCACGCCGACACGGACGAGGCAGTACGAGGCGCTGATCGCGGCAGAGTGGGCGGCAAGAGGCTACCCAACTATCGAAGGTCCTGTCCGCCTTGACGTCGAGTGCTACTTCCCGATACCGCAGGGCTGGAGCAAGAAGAAGAAGGAACAGGCGCGGCATCACTTTATCGTCCCGGCTGTGCGTCCTGACCTCGACAACCTTGTCAAGATCATACAGGACGGATTGAACGGAGTCGCCTATCAGGACGACAAGCAGGTCGTGATGGTATGGAGTCAAAAGTTATATGACGATGAACCGAGGACGGAAGTCTATGTCCAGAGACTATCAGAGGAAACTGAATAACAAATATCGGCTTCCGCGGGAGGTATATCATCTGACGCTTTGGCAGATACGCGACTACGACCGCATGAAGGACGAGGCGGACGCGATACTGGAAGAATCACCGCCGCCTCCGGACGGACAGCCGAAGGGACAGAAGCAGGGCGACGAGGTAGCGAGCAAAGCGGCAAGGCGCGAGGAATATCTCCGGAAGACGCGGGCCATCGAAGACGCACTCGACCTCGTTCCGCCTGAGTACCGCCGCGGAGTATGGAAGAGCGTCGTGTATTACGATCCGTTCCCGATAGACGCGGCGCGGTCAACTTATGCGATGTGGAAGAGCCGGTTCGTGTACGAGTGCGCGTACAAACTGGGAATTATGTAAAAAAGTCGAAACTTCGGACACCGGGGAAAAAATAACGTGTTAGTATGGTATTGCCCGAAAAGGGCAAACCAACCGTCCTATGAGCGGCAGAGCGGGTCAACCGTCCTGTCGCTCTTTATTTTGACACATGAAAAAGGTCGACCCGTTCTACAAATCAAAGGCGTGGCTCCAGCTCCGGGACAAGGCTCTCCGGAGAGATAAGTATACGGACCAGCTACTCCTGCGCGAAGGCAAGCATCGGAACGCGACAACGGTCCATCACGCTCTACCGCGGGAACGCTATCCGGAATACGAGCTTTGCCTGTGGAATCTTGTCAGCCTGACGGACGAAACACACGAAGCACTACACGATCGCCAGTGGGGAACGCTGACGAGAGAAGGCGAACTTCTCATGCAGGAAGTCGCGGATCTGAACGGCGTGAAACTGTCCAGGCTGACTCTCGTCATAGGACCTCCGAAGAGCGGGAAGACGACATACGTCAGAAAGAACCTCGGCGGCGGACTTGCCTATGACCTGGACTATATAGCGGGGGCCTTCAGACTACGGGGGCCTCATGAGGAAAGGGACAGGGGCGCACGGGTACTTGCCAACAAAATGGTGCGGGCCTTTGCCATAAACGCAAGACGGCAGACAGGACACGTCTTCATTATTAGGACAGCTCCGACGATCGAAGAAGTCGTAGACCTTGACCCGGACGAAATAGTGGTTTGCCGCGGGGAGTACAAAGAGAAACGAAAAGACGACGAAGCATTGACGATCGCTCCGAACATGGAGCAGCTCGAGGAGATCATCGCGTGGGCGAATGACAACGGGGTAGGGTGCTACTCCCCGCCGGGGGCCTGATCTGAACCCATAGGAGGGGAC